TTATTAAGCCAATGTTTGCAATCTATAGGATTTTTTAACATAACTTGCCGCATTGTCAAACCAAATTTATCCATTCCCTCTTTATCCCGGTCTAAGATTTTAGCAATCAATGTGTTTGTGTTTGGGTCGGGAGAAAGATTTATCGGTTTATTTGGATAGATCTCCATTTTCCTTTTAGCTTTGTTATCCATTTTCTATCTTCTAGTTGTTGTAATATATGACCAATGCCAGATTTAGATTTCAAACCTACCGCAACCTTCATCTCATCGTAAGAAGGCGCGATAGGTTTTCTTTTCATATATGATTTAATGTAATTAAATAATTTTAATTGTTTATTCGTTAAACCATATTTCATATTTTCCCCTTTAAAACTGATCTTCAAAACTATCATTCCCCTGGGTCTGCGTTGCAGCTCCAGTAGAACTAGTTTTTTTGATCGTTATTTTGAGACTTCCGCTATCTTGTTTATACCCAGATGCCTCGGACCATACTTCATTGACAGTAAAGTTCTTTTTAAAAGGTTCTCCTTTTTTATTCATCTTATCACTATCAATTAGAACATAATCTGGTCTATTTTTATGTTCTGGATTATTAGGATCTTTATTTTTATTTTTAGTTATTTCAAAACTACAAATATAGTTTGGATCCTTTGGTTTGAAGTCAGCCATATCATTTTCCTCCGTTAGTTAATTGCTGCTTTTTATTCTCAAAAGCTTTCATAATCTCTTTAGCTTTTGTAGAATTTTTTTTAGTAAGCTCCAGGAGATAATCTTTATTCTCTCTTTGGAGCTGCTCTAAATTGGCTTGATGACTTACGTTATCAATTCTTTCTAAAATAATTGCTGCCGATTCCATTCTAATTCCCTGGTTCTCGTTCCTTTGTTCAGGTGGTGCTAATTCTGATTGGGAATAATAATCTCCATGAATATTAAGAGCTTTAAGGATAACTCTATCCGCAGCTCTCTTCTCGGCTACTGAAATAGGATATGGAAACTCATTATTTAATGGAGAGACTTCTCCTAAGCTTGTAAATTTTTTTCCTTGGTATCCAGCCGTGGCTTTAACAACTGCACAACCTTTAGTTAGATCGCAATATTCTAATTCTATTTCTGTTTCTATATTATATTTGTTAGCCAGGCGTTCCACCTCTTTATGAAGGATGGCAAATTTATCCGGTTTAAATTGATAGATCCCGCCATCGGTTTTTAATTTTGCTAAATGTTTTTCTAAACTTTGTGGAAAATCAACTACACTACCCATTGTGCAACTTCTCCTTTCTAGGTGTAAATTTCTTTCTTAGCTTGCCAGCCATTGAAGGTTTCATTTTTTCATTGATTAAAAATTTAAAAGGATTTTGATTGTCAATATAAAGATTTTTATTTATATCTATATTATTCCACACTTTAGTATAATCATTAATAACCCATCTTGATTTTTTTGGATTATAAATATGCTCAAGAAATTTTTTATATTTACTAATCATAAATGGACTATATACAGACAAAGGAACTATCCATTGCGGATTAGGGTTTTCAAACCATAAAAACATTTTAAGAAAAAATAAATTTAAACTAGGAGCTTTGGTTGTTTCTTTATTATATTTAGGTTTAAATCTATTAATTAAACGCAGCTCATAATATTTTCTAAAATATTTATTTTTAAGAAAGCCTAATTTCTTACTGCTAATACATTTAACATCATTAAATTTTTTATCGGTATGTTGGTAAATTCTTTTACCAGGCTCTTTTTCGGTTTCCCCAATATAAACAATTACCCCCATATAAAAAAGGAAATAGATTAAGGGTTCATTTTCAATGTTAATTGTTTTAACCATAATAGTTCCTTTCTGATAACCAAGGCTCAGAGTAAGCTGCCGCTGAACTGAGACCCTGGCTATCTTTATTAGTTGAAACACCAAAAAGGGAGATGATAGTAATGAGAAAGACAATTATTATTACTATCTTAAAAAAAGATTTACTCTTTTTTTTATTTCCAACTAATTCCGTAAGTTTATTTTTATTTAATAAGGTAAGCTGTAAATTTATAACTTCTGGATTTCTCATATTAAATACATCAATTCTATAAATTCAATTAAAACAACCAGAGCCAGTTCAATAGCCAGGATTGTATGATAGATATGCCAAACAGCTCCTTTAGTTTTAAAAATACTTTTCTTTTTCAAATATGACCCCACAATCTCATTGCTTTAACTTTATGTTCTCCAAAACCATTCCAAAAATTATGGTCAAAGTTTGAAATAATATCCTGGACCCAGGTATTCTTGCCAGCGTGATTCTCCATGATCTTTTCTCTAGTTGAACAAATGGTACTCATTTTAATTAAATATTTTTCTAAATTTTCTGGTTTTAATTGATCGCAATTATCGGGTGTGTAAATATAATAATCCTCCTCTGTTACTACAATTAAGTGTGGCTTTTTTTTAGTGGCTAAATAATAGAAGGCAACCTGGAGTAAATGTTGAAACCATCCTCTATATTTTTCAAATTTTTCAGCATTAGCATCGGCAATCTTTTTCAAAGAAAAAGTATAAGTTCCATCTTTCTTTGGTCTATTTTTAGATTTATATTTAGTTTTTAATTCAACAAAATTTTTATCATCTTCAAAATCTAGCCTTCCAATCATGGGAAGTTGGCAATCCGGAAGATCTAAAGAAACGGATCTTTCGCATTCTATCGGTTTTTTTAAATTTAATTCTTTAATTGCGGTCTGGCAATTTTTCCAGGTTAAAGCAAAGCCAAGTTTATTCTCTTCGTGCTGTCTTTTATCTTTTTCATCGTAAGGTTCATATTTATTAAAAATATCTATTCCCGTATCAAATATTTTTTTTTCTTTAGGAATTTCTTTTCTAACTAATCCGTGGGGTCTTTCATAGACCCAAATAAAATCTCCGAATTTTTTTTGACCCATATAACCAATCCAGTTTCCACATTTCATATTTGAATTGACGGGGAGCTGCCGTCTTTCTTCCTGGGTAAGATATAAATATTTATATCCCCATTGGTCATCGGCTGTGTTGGCTTGGGAAGGGGAGTGATGATTTAATTTATAAAGTTTAACCCACTCTGGAAGTTTTTTTATGGATGAGATCCAGTTATTTAATTCCGTATCTGTAATACCAGGGTTTTTCATTTTGCAAATCAATAGAACAATTCATAAACATTTTAGAATTTATTGCAAACAAAATAAGCATATTGTCAATAAAGTTGCCAACAGTACAAATGTAGGTTGTAAATTAGTTAATTAACAATCGCAAGGATTAGGATCGTATTTAGCTCTAACAGGCGTGGCTATTTTGAAATCGTATGGGTTTAAACTTGTATTTATATCTGCGATGGGTAGTTTGCTGCGATTATTAACAAGCTTTAAAGTTCCATCTCCATTGGGAGATAATAAGCATAAAAATTTTTTAGTTGATTTGGTTGATTTAGTTGATTTAGTGTTTATTAATTCTAAATAACAAACTTTACCTATAGCATTTTTACAAAATGTTTTAACTGTAGGAACATTAAATACCCAAATTTCTCCATCGCAGGGAGTTCCTCTTGCCTCAATCAATATAACTTTTACATCTTTATTGTTTAATTCATAGGAAATAGGAATTTTTATCTGTTCCTCTTTGGATAGATCCACAACTGATCCGTTATAATAACATTTTTGTTTTAATAAAATTTCTGATTTACCACCTTCAATAATGTCTACTGGATGGCATTTTAAAACTTTTGAAATTTCAACCGCATTATCCCAAGCAACTTCTCTTGAATTTTTTACCCATCTATTAACAGTTGTTTTATCTCTTCCAAGCTGTTTTGCTAATTCTACCTGGCTCATATCATTATCTTTTAAAAGCTTAGATAGATTAGCCATAGTTTTTTCCTGGTGTATATTTTCTATAATTTTTAATTTATGCCTGTTTGCTAACCTTATTGTCATGCTGGCAATATATGCAATAGGCAAGATTTTGCAAGAAGTTTCCATAAATTATATTATGAGTTGTATTCAATGCCTATTTATACATGGTTTTAACGAGATAGTAGGAATGTTCTTTTGACAAGTTGACAATAATCCATATAAGGATACCTAATGACGCTGAAAGAATTTCAAAAAAAAGAGGGATATTCCCATCAACAATTAGCAAATTTATTCGGAATAAAAGCAGCAAGCACAGTTTTTAGATGGACCACAGGAGAACGAATGCCTGGCAAATCCAACATGGTAATTATTAGAAAAAAAACAAAAGGTAAAGTTAAGCCGGCTGATTTTTATGCGTAGGAGAAAAGGTGGAAAAAAATTAACAGGAACTATCAATGATTACCCGCTGGTTCGTATTACTTGTTTTGATTGGCTTAGTTCTGCTGAGTGGATGTCAATTCCCAAAGGAGAAAAAATTGAACCCTGTAAGTGTTTTGCGGTGGGTTGGCTCTTTGTTAAAACAAAATTTAAAATCTCACTCTTCTCCACCTGGAGTGAAGATCCGGATGGAATTGAAATCGGAAGTATTGAAACCATCCCTAGAACCTGGGTGGAAAAAATAAATGAAATAAAAACTTAATGAAATTAAAAATTTATATTTTTGTTATTACTATTATTTATGTTTTCTGGACTTGGAAAGATTTATCAATAGCAAAAACAGATCCTTTAAAAAGGGAGTGGGATCAATTTTGTAAAACCTGGATGAGCTATGTGGAAAAATATCCTAAAGCTCTCAATGCGGGTTGCTGTCATTATAACCATCCATCCAATGCTGTTTTAAAGGAGAAATATTTAGGAGAGCCTTTGCTTATTTGTGATTTGGAAAAATATTATGAATAGAAAACAACGCTATCAATTAACAAGAGAAAAAAATTCATCAGATTTAGAGGAGATTTCCAGGCTTAAAGGAGATGTGAGTAGATTGATTGAGGAAAATTCTAATTACGAAATAATTAGTAAGGGTCATAAAAAAATAAATGGAGTGCTACAAGAAAAACTTACTAAAGCTGAGGCAAAAATTAAAGATTTTGAAAAGAATTACATAAGGATAGATGGCAAGAAATAATTATTTTAATCAGGGAGATCCGTATTCTGAGTGGCACAGAAAACTAAAAAATAAGCTTGGTTACATTGATATAGACAGCTGCGGGATCTGTTTGAAATGCAAAGCTCCTTTATACCTGGCGGAGACTACTTTTGATACTGGACAACCCTGGAAAGCTACCACGACAACGGAGAAATTAGCACGATTAGCCAATCTCCCAAGTTTTTTAATTTTTTATAAAGTGAATGATAAAGGAGAAATTGTCGGTTTTAGGGTTAAGCAGCTAACGCCAGAAAAATATAAATTAAATGTTTTTGTTAATCCGGAAACCTGGGTGCAAGCCATGGAGCTGCTCCAGGACAGGCATAATATTATCTGCGCTAAAAGGGATGTAGCGTGAGAAGTCTAATTGAAGGATCTAAGGTAAAGAAAAAGACATACGCAGAAGAACTAGAAGAGATATGTAAAAAACAAGATGAGGCTACCGATGAATTTGCTGCATCACTTGGTTTAAAAGCAGAACTTAATCCGCAGTATTGGAAAGCTAAAAGAAAGATAGGAAAAAAAGATGCGAAGCCTGATTGAAAGTTTCATTGATGTTGGTAGTGGTTTTATTCTAGCAATTTTAATACAGTTGCTAATTTTTCCACTCTTCGATTTACATCCATCAATATTCGACAGCTTGGGAATTGCTGCAATTTTTACAATAGTTTCAATTACCCGTTCCTGGATATGGAGGTTGGTTTTTAAAAGGATATGAAATTTCCGGATTGGATCTTAGCTTTGATTGAACGATACGCAGGTAAGCTTAGCTGCTGGGCGTGGAATAAGCGTTGGAGGAAACGGGGTAGATGAGCTTATATTTTGTAGGAGATCTGAACATCCTGGCGGATAAGCGGCTTAGTTCTATAGATTGTAGGGTGTATTTTGCTTTAGTTTCTTTTATGAATGTTAAGAGTGGAAAATGCTTTCCCAGGTACGCTACTATTCAAAAACGAACTGGCTTGAGTAAAAGCTCTATCCAAAGATCCATCAACCATCTTGCCAAGCTACAACTTGTTACAAAAAAACGGCTAAGTTCAACTAATGAATATTTATTAAGTGGGCAGAAAATATTACAAGAAACTATTAAGAAAAGAGTGAGTAGTCTAATTGACTTGTCTGATAAGTCTAATAGACCTGTATTAGTAAAACCATCTTATTATAACTATGGTAGAAGATATAAGAATTATAATAGATCATTCTCAGATAGCGGGGTTGCAAAACCCTCTATAGATGAAACATTAAGCTATAAAGGGGAAACCTATAAAAAGGTAGGAGAAGAGGGACATTGGCTGGAATATTCTAATCAAGGTAGAAAGATTAGAAAGCATAAGTTTAAAAATATTACTGAGGAGGAAAAACCCTCAAAAAAAAAGTTTAATGCTGCCGCAGAAAGGCAGTTTGATTGCGCTTAGTTACTCATAAAATTATTGAAATATTTGATGTTGCCGGAAGAACTGAAAGGATGATGCCTGGATTAAATGCTTTAAAACCTAAAACACCAAGAATGTATGATATATTACAGATGTCTTATGATCCAACGGATATGGGATATTGGCAGAAAAAAGGCTTTAAGCTTAGAGCTAACAACCATCAAATCGCTTGCTGGGAGCTTGCTATTGATTTACTTATTAAAGTTAAAAAGAACGAGGAGCGAAGATTAATCTGGGCGAAAGCTATGAGATATTCCTGGGTAGCTCTGGGTAGAAAATTTGGTTGTCATCGGGTAACTATTAAAAGGAGATACACAGCTGCTATTCTTAACCTTGAATTTGATCTTGAAAAATCTTTAATAGACAAGATAGACAAATTAATCTAATAGGAAAGTATAGGCTTAATATTTCTATGCCCGGGAAACCTCTACATAAAATACAATGCGAAAGCTATACTAGAGGCAGTCATTTTAAAATCCAATGCAAATGCAAGGGATATTATCAGAGAACTTCCAAGAAATACAGATGTAAATTTCATGGAGGCGCGAGTACGGGACCCAGATCTATTGAAGGAAGAATTAAGGCATTACAAAATTTATGGCAATACAAGAACACAAGCTATCAAGAATTATATAAATGGATAAAATTGAAAAAATATGTGAAAGACTAGAATTGGGAGAACCACTTTCGGTTATTTGCAAAGACAAAACAATGCCGGATGTCTCAACCATTTATAAAAAATGTAGAGCCGATAAAAAATTACAAGAAAAAATTATGTCAGCTAGACAAACCGGTGTCTGGACTTTGCTGGACAAAATTGCAGAAGATATGCAGATCCCTAAGACACCGCA